TCACTGCCGTTTCACGCTGAACCGGCCGCGATATCCTTTGAGACTCCCGTCGCTTCGCCTTCAGGTCCGCGCTTGCGGCCTTGCTTGCTAGGTCTGGGAATTCGACGCCCATCGCGACACGCAACGCTTCTTCCCAGCCCGGCGGCTGCTTCCCCCGCTTGACGTACGCCGAGCGGACGATGTCTGCCGCTTCGCTGAGGCGTTGACGCGCCTCGGCCTGCTCGGGAGTCGTGCCTGAGCCCTTCCCCCCGAACACGTCAGGGAACTGATCCCCGACCTTCGAGATCGCAGACTCTCGAGGAGCCATGATCCCGGCACTGGCGAGCATCTCGTTCAGCTTCGCGATCTGAGCGTTCTGCTGACGGATGACGCCGAACACCTTCGCAGCGAGCTCCTCATCGAGGAAGTCCTGCGGATTGAGCGACGGGTCGATCGGACCGTCGTCGCTGGATTCTACTTCTTGTTTGGAATTTGATTGCGGAGCAACAGGCTCCTCGACCTTCTCCTCGCCGCCATCGCCAGGATCATCGGTGGCCGTCTCCTCATCCTCTGAGTCGTCCTCGTCGCCGGAGTCCTGCTCCGTGTACGGATCGCTGAAGTCGTACGGGTTCTCCTGCTGCTTCTCCTCGACTTCAGGAGCAGCAACTTCCGCCGCCTGTTCCTCGACCACCGCCTCGCTGGCTTTCTCGTCAGTCATATCCCTGCCTGTCGTGGTATCCAAGCCGACGAAGGGCTGCGCGACGATGCGCAGCGGAATCGAACCTTGGTCGGCCGTCACTGGTGAAATCGACGTGGACGCCGTGACGGGCGAGATCGCCCTTCACTTGCGGGACGAGGTCGGGGTGGACTGCGGCGGCGTCCGACAACATTGGCCAGCCCGCGCTTGAACCGACAGTCCCCCCGTGCTCGGCCTCGATGTCACGGCGGAGCCTTCGCCCCTCGTGCATGATTGATCCGTCCCCGTCTTCGATCTCGCACTTGCGTGCGTACGTCATGGCGACCTCAACGAGATCGCCATCCTTCCCCCGGTAGCAGTATGTCGGCATTACCCATACGGTCTGCTCATAGCCCCCTGTTCCTGTGGCGTCAGACCGCCCCCGGACAGGGTCCGCACCGCCATCCCATCGCGCGCGGACCTCGTCCCCCCCGTAGATCTGTTGATCCGTTCGTATCGCCTGGTCGTGACCGGCGGCTTGGGCGTCGCGCCGACGCCTTCTCCCTGCACGCTGCTGGCAACGCTCTCCTGCGCCATCTGCGCCGGGACGATCAGGTCGTTCAGCTCCGGCGTGTTGGTCAGTTCCGCGAGCTCCGAGATGAACGCCGAAACATCGATGGTCGTGCCTTGCGCCTGCATCGCCGGGATCAACGGCGCGAGGTACTGAGACACGACCTTGGTCAGCATGTCTACACGCTGGGAGTTCGACGGATCCTGCATCGAAGCGGGAGCGATGTCGAACTCCATCTCAAGGAAGTCCTGCTCCTCGCGCTCCTCCGGCGAGAACTCGAGCGGCACCTCGATCCCGCGTTCGGCGAGCGGCAGCATGATCTGCCACCGCGTCTCGGGGTCGTGGAACACATAGCCGGAGATCTGCTTGACAACGCGGCGGGTGAAGTCGGTGACCCGTGCCTGATAGTCGCGGATCTTCTGCGAGCTCGACGCTTGGATGAGCTGCTCCTGCCCGAGCGTCCCGGCGCTCTGCGACAGGCCGCCCATGGCATCGAGGTTGCCAGCCATGTAGCTGAACAGGTCTCGCATCTGCACGACGAAGGCGAGCGTCATCTGATCGACGCCGCCGAAGGTCACCTGCTGGATCGCCTCCGGGCGATCCACCCGGATGACATCGCCGTCGTCGCACTCGACGATCCGGTTGCCGTCCTCGTCGGCGCCACCGGCGACCATGGTCACGGACTTGGCGCGATCGACCTGCCGGACCAGCTTGCGGAAGCTGCGGTTGATCGCGTCATTCAGGTCGAGCAGCGAATTGATGGGCGGCACCGGCATGAGGTTGCCGGACAGCTCTCCCAGAGACAGGTGCAGGAACGGCCCTTCCTCAGGCCCTTCCCACTCGACCTCGCGGACCGCACGCTCGCACATGATCTTGCCTGAGTCGTCCGCCGCGTAAGTGCAGACCTTGCCCTCGGACGGAATCCAGATGTCCCACATCTCGATGGTGGGCAGAAGCTCGGCATCCTCATCCATCAGCCCTTGGGTGGACAGAACCTGCTGCCTTGAGTCGCCGGTCTCGTTCCACGGCGTGGGACGGGTCGGCGACAGCCCCTTGAGGTCGTACAGCTTCGACTTCTTCGCGGCGTCGAACGGCATCACAAACCTGTTGCCGATGAACTGCTGCGCCTCCCACCGGGTGGCACGCATGTCCAGGACCAGATCGTCCAGCAGGACCGGATCGACGAACGGCAGGTCCGCATCGTGCATGAACCCCCTGCCGTTGCCCATCTCGGTCACGCCGATCTTGACGACGCCGATCGAGAACACCGAGTCGAACACGACCTCTTGCAGGGTCCGCGAGAAGTCCATCTCGCGAAGCACGTTCCGGACCGCAAGCTCGAGCTTCCTTGCCACCGGCTGAAGTTCGCGGCTCCGGCTCCGGATGATGACGCCCGGATTCCGTGCGGCCAGCTCGCGGCGGAAGATTCCGATCGCCAGCTCTGCCATGTTGAGCGGCATCCGGTCGCCGCTTGCGCCGTAGTTGGCGCCCAGGTACTGCCGGATCGCGGACATCCTACGTTCGCGGAACGGCTGCATCCTGAGCCTGCTCCACTCGATCGCACGCGACAGCCTTGATGGGTCTACCACTCCGCCCCCCCAGACAACGCCTCCGCCGCCGCGCGGCGAGAGGCGAGACTTCCCGGCTCAACGCGGTCGGCGTGCGAAGGCTGTATCGACACGACCCTTCCAGCCAGCCCCAGAGCGGACAGCGCGTCTGCGGTGGCACGGTCGCCGTGGTTGTTTCTGGCCCCCGACGCATCCTGAGCATTGACGGCACGGACATGCTCGATGCCTCCGTTAGTGTAGATGATCTCTGCGCATTCGTTCACCGCTTCGACCGAAGGATTCACGAACGCGCCGTCGAACAGCAGCTTCCTGTAGTTCCCCCAGAGCGAAACCTTGCCGTCACGGGTCGGGAACCAGCCGATCCGCTGCGTGAACTTCTTCGACGCGATGCCCTCAACCGGCCGCAGCCAGAACCGCCGGAACCCGAGCTCGACCGCAGCGTCACCCATGATCCGACCCGGACCGGCGGACTCGTGGATCAGCATCGCTTCGATCCCCGACTCGTCTGCGAACCATCGGCATGCAGCCACCGCGATCATCGCCATGCGGTCGGGCCGCGTGTCGCTCGAGCACCACTCCGCCACCTTCGACCCGGTCCTGAGATCCAAAACCGACAGGCACGAATTGCTCGACCCGGTGCCGCTGGCAATGTCGGCACCAATCGCGTAGTTGCTCGGCACGGGGTCGCCCGTGGGCGTCAGCCCGGACCACAGCCTCCAGCTCCCGCCGTTGTTGGCGACAAACCTCGGGTCGGTGGCGATGTTCGAGAACTCCAGCTCGCCACGCAGGACCGGGCTTCGGCACCCGCACCGGATCTCGTGCAGGCGCTTGGGATCGAAGAACACGCTTGAGGAACCCATGAAGTCGATGTCGAGCTCCTGGGCGATCTCGACCGGAGACACGCACCGCTTGCACTCGCGGTCGTACCAAGGCGACCGCTGCCTCCCATCGACCCAGTACATGCCCTCCGCCTTGAGCGGGTGGTCCGACCAGTGCATCCTGAGCTGGGCGATGCCGGGGGCACGGGCCACGTCCGCGAACGCATTGCCGGTCCCGGCCGGTGTCGAGTTGAATATTCGGCATCTGGTCGCGTCTCGGGTTGAGGCCAGAGCCCGGTATCCGGCGTCCGTCTCAAACGACGCGAACTCGTCCATGGCGATCGCCGTGCGGCGGTCGCCGCGTGCCACGTCGCCGGTGGTGCTCTCGCCGTCGATGGACGAACCGTTGTCTAGGTTGGTCAGCCGGAGACGGGCACGCTCAAACTTGGGCAGCATCCACGACGGCAGGTGACGCAGCAGGTAGTCGCACTTCCAGAACAGGCTCTTGGGGTTGCCCGCCTTGTCAACGTAGTCCTCGTTCCTTGAGACCAGCAGCAGGCTTTGTTCCGCGCGGAACAGCCACCGCCAGACGAAGATGCCCAGCAGGCACCAGCTCGCACCCATGTCTCTGGACTTCGAGATGCAGAGATCCTCGACGCCGATAGCCGCATCCATCCGCCGGATGGCGTCCTCCTGAAACGGCCACAGCACGAACGGGATCGAGGCCGGGTCTCGACGGGGGTCGTAGGTGAACGCGAACCCGTCGAACCACGCCACGGGGTCCGCGGAACACATGCGGCGCAATGCCGCAGCGTCCGCAGGCGAACGCGACCCGGCGGCAAGCGCACGGCGCCGCCACTCGATGTTCCCCCCGATCTGCTTCGGA